CCACCAATGACAGAGCTATCTATTACTGCTCCATCTAAGTTCATAGCTACTGAAGTACCAGTAGCACTAAATAAACCATCAACAGTATCAAGGTCAGCGTTTAGCTTTGTACCCCAAGTATCAGTAGATGCTCCTACTTCTGGTTTAGTTAAGTTTAAATTCGTTGTAAATGTATCTGCCATAAAATTTTATCCTTTAAGCTGCGTCTTGTTCGCCTAATGTTGTCCATGATGTATCTGGGTTTGCTTGGTCAGTCCAAGTTTCATCTGCTACTATTTGGTCGGTCCAAGTCTCACCAGGAACAATTATATCATTCCATTTTAGACCACCAACTGCATTAAATCCACTTGTTTGTGCAATTACAGATGCGCCTCTCATTACAATGCCACCTAGTGCATCAAATCCGCTTGTTTCTGTAAATGTTCCCTCACCAACTACAGTAAATCTACCTGTAGCTGTCATACCTGATATGGCTGGTCCTATAACTACACCACGGTCTATTTGTGTACCTGTGGCTATTACATTAGAAGTTGCAGTTATAGTTGCAGATCCTAAGTCTATTTGTATACCAACAGCTGTAAATCCAGATGTTCCTGCTATAGTTGCAACACCTCTATCAATCTGTGTACCAGATGCTGTAGCACTAGATACTGCACTAATAACCGCTTGTCCGCGATCTATTTGTCTACCTGTTGCTGTTGCAGAAGAAACTGCTGATATGGTTGATGCACCAACAATAACAAATCTACCATCCGCTGTTGCAGATGATGTTTGTGCTATTGTGGATGCGCCAAAATGATATACAGGAGTTCCGTAATTGGACTTTCCGTATGTGTATAAGCCATAGCCTACTGAGGCCATGGTATTAAGCTAATGTTATATCTAAATCGCCAGCGTCAAATCTAAATACATCGCCTGAACTTACAGTTTTAGAAGCTGTTAAGTTTGCATAAGCCATTAGATTACCGCTTGATGAAGCATCAAATATACCTACTGCAACCACAGTTCCATAGTCTGCTGTAGCTGTTGGATATTCAACCGCAGCTGAGTTAGTTGCTGTGGTGGGGTCTGTACCAGATACAGTAAATGCAGCTGATTGTCTTGCGTAAGCTCCGCCTGATACTTCAGTACCGCCACCTGTGTCTGTAGGTGCTACAGTATATAAAGCAACATATAATGTTCCTGGTGCTGTATAAGCATTACCACCAAATACATGGTCTAATACTTTATCTTCTAAGTAATCACTAAATCCAGCCATATTGTCTCCTAATTATTATTCCAATAATAAATGTTTTTACCAGACTTGCCATAAGTTCTTCTTCTTTGCATTAGAGATCCTTTGCCAAACTCTGCTTTCTCTTGTTCCATTCTCATCTCTTCTAATGCCTTTTCAAATTGTGCTGTAAATAACGGCACTCTTTCATCTTCCATTAGATAGATAGAAGCATGTTTTAAAGCACCATATAGATAAGCATCTGGATATCCTGTGGATATAAAGTTCGTTGTATTAGAACTGCTTAAAGCATCTATAGTGCCATAGTATGTTAATTGTAGCGTATAACTTGCATCAGGGGTAGGTGCTAACTCTAATGAATTATCTACAATTGCATAATAAATTGGTTGACCAGTAACATTATTATTAGCTTTTCTATATACATCTAATGATTCTAAAGACTGTTGAAACAATGGTCTGAAGTCGTTTGATGTTATTTCTACATTAATAGCTTCTAACCAATCTGTTGGTAAGCTCATGTATTGTCCATCTGCTGTAGCAGTTGCACGCTTTACCATGTCTTTGTTTCTTAATCTTCTGTTAAATTCTGATTCTGTTGCATCTATAAAAAAGTCTAACTGGTCGGTTAAGTCAGACCTGTTTAAGAAATTTGCAATATTAGTTTTTAATTCATCGTATGTCATACTTTACCTTTCCATGTTCTAAATGGTTTGTTATCTGAATGGTTTAGCCATTTCTTCCATTGCGCAGAATCTTGCGCCCATCCTTCTCGGACTGCTCTTTGATATACTACCATAGGTATTTCTGCCACATGGCGTAAATCTTTACCAGGTGTATATTCAGATAGATTTTTTACATAATCTAAAGTTGGCTGTATGTTCTGTTGTGTGTGATACACAACCTTCTCATCTTCTGTTGCGAATACAGACTTAAAACCTTTTTTATGATCTATTAGTGTTGTCTTTGCCATGTGTAGATTTTAGCACAAAAAAAAGGGATGCCGAAACATCCCTTTAAGCTAATTGACTAAACTTATGATTCGTTTAAGTCAGCAACGATTCCGTGTGCAGCTTCGTTAGATACTTCTAAACCATACTCACATACAATCATTTTTGTCTCAGCATCGCCTATTGTAGCAATATCAACAGTTTTAAAGTCTCTTAAGAAAGATACTTTAGCAAACTCTGGATCTACTAATAGTAATGATGCTTCTCTTGATCTGTTTGATGGAACGATTTTTAGTTCACCAAAGTCAGAAGAGTATACAGATACTGAAGCTTCTACAGTAGTTGCATCGATCATTTGTCTAGCTTGAGTTCTACCAGTAAAAGTAGAAATTACTTGCTTGTTGTGTGGACCACATATAGCCATTGAAGGCTCAGCTCCGTTACCAAACATAGTTTGTAGAACGCCTTTTAATAAAGCTTCTGTCAAGTCTCTGTCTGTTCCGTCAACTGGAGCAGCACCACCACCAGCACCTGAACCACCAGAACCTCTGGATACGTTAGATGTTAGCCATGATTCAAAACCACCAGTTACCCTAGCTGTTGTAGCGTCACCAGTTGTTTTAGCACCGTTTTGACATAAAGCTTCTTCCATGTCTCTTTTCAATGCTTTAGCCATAATAGCTAATTGATGAGCCATTTCTGATCTTTTGCCAGCTGGGTCTGAAGCGTCTTGAGAACCAGTTACAGTTGCATCTCTTTTTGAGATCATTGCAACGTTACTTACTCTAGTTGTCGCTGTAGAAGTAGATCTTGATAGTTCAAAACCTTCTAACTGACCAGCAGCACTTGGAGTAGGTAAGACTTCTGTCTGCCAATCAAACACTACGTTTTTAATATTTCTTTTTCCGATTGATGACATAAACGGAGTTTGCATTGGAGAGATGTTGTAAATAATATTACTTAAATCTTCTCTGTCAGCTGTTGCCGAATATGTGTCAAATGCGTTAGTTACCTTTGCCATTTTTATATTCCTTTATAAAATTAAATTAATTGTTCAAAAACTTTAGCTGCGTCTTGGACTTTTCCAGACTTAGCTAACCTTTGTTTTGCTTTCTTCACAGGTGCTGCCGATTTAGGTCGGTTAGTAGTTCCAGGTCTAGCCACTCTTGCTGGTGCTTTTTGTGTTGGTTTTTTCTTTGTGGCTTCAACTGTTTTAGAGTTTAACCAAGCATTTCTTAAACCAAGCAAAGCACGATAATCATAAACCTGTTGTATTTCTTCAGGTGTGTAGCCTAAAGTGCTTACAGCATATTCACTAATAGCAGCTTTTTCTTTAGCAGCAACCTCTTGGTTTTGCCATTCTGGGATTATTTCAAGAAGCTTTTGATTGCCGTATTCAACAAATTGTTGAATTTGTGTTTGCTGTTTAGCTAAAGCCTCTTGTTGAAGCCTTTGTTGTTCAGCACTTACAGCACTAAGCTTTTCTTTCTTTTCATCCCAAAGCTGTTTTTCGCGAACATACCCAACAGGATCATCTTCGTACAAAGTGTTCCAGTCTGGTTCGTTAGCCAGTTCGCCCTTTAATTGGGCTTCCATCTTCGGTAACAACTGCGAATAAATCGCATCTCTTTGCGCTAACTCTGCTTGCTGCTGCTCAATAGTCTTACGCTGTTGAGAGAGTTCTTGTGTTTTACGCGTATAATCTTGCTGACGAGAATATCCATTGACGAGTTCCTCTTGCGTGACTTCTACCTCTTGGCCATCTACTTTTACAGTAAATGTTTGAAGTTGCGGAGCTTCCTCTTCAACATCTGTTTGTTCTTCATCCAGTTCTTCGTCCTCATCATCAAACTCTTCGTCATCTTCTACATCTTCTTCAAGATCTTCAGATACCTCAGGTTCTTCTTCAAGGACTTCTTCTTGTGTTACTTCTTCTGTTTCTGTGACTGCATCTTCAACCTTATCCTCTTCAGGGGTTAAGAAACTTTCAAACATCGAAGTAGTAACTTCCTTATCAGTTTGTAAAGCAGTCGGTTTATCCGTTATTGCCATAATAAATACTCCTTATGTATTTAAGAGTATTTTAGCTTAATAATGTGTAAAAAGGGAAGGTTTAACCAATATTTCTAATTTTGTTTATATTAGCTTGTGTGAGTTTACCTTTCTCAGCAATGATACGCAGATGTCTTTCAACCTCTGGTAATAGTAATAATGACCTGTGGATATCTTCTCTAGAAGTAACATCATCAATTTCTCTTGAGTTTAACCAATGAGTAATGTATTCGTTTTTAAGATTTTCTACTGCTTCTTTAAAAACCTCTGAGGTTAATATTTGTTCTGCTTGTGCAGCTTTAACTACTTCTTCGTGTGATACTGACATTAAAATAATCCCATAGGTAATTGTTGGTCTACAGAAAATCTACCGCCAGTTGGTTGTTTAAAACCAGCAAGTTGTTCTTCTAGCTGTGCAAGTCTTGTGTCATAAGCTGTCAAATCTGGTTGTTGGAAAGTTGGCATATCAATACCAGCTATAGCTTTAGATATATCATCTTGTGTTACAAACTTAGAAACATCTGGAACTTGTTGTTGTGGTATAGACATTAATATATCTTGTTTTAAAACGCTTGGGTCAAAACTTGGTATATCTTCTAACCTAGCAAGACCACTTATATCAGGAATATTAATACTTCCTCTCATATCTTCCATAAGTTCTTTTCTTAATGCTTCTTCGTCAAAAGTAGGCATTGTTGGTATATCTTCCAACCTTGCAAAGCCAGATAAATCAGGTGCTTGGTATTGTGGTATATCTTCTAGTCTAGCTAAACCAGATAAATCAGGCATTTGTGGTATATTGATGCTACCCCTCATATCTTCTATCAATTCTTTTCTCAACGCCTCTTCATCAAAAATATTGGGTGCTGGTAAATCTTCTTTGGTAATAAACTTTGATAAATCAGGTTGTTCAAAAGTTGGTATACTTTCAGCTATTCGCTCTTGTACTATTTTGTCTATAGCATCTTTGTCAAAACCACCACCAAATAATTTGCCTATGTTTAATAAATTACTTAAAGGAGGTAAGTCTTGTTTTCTATCTACAGGTATGTTTACACCACCAATACCTGTTCCTAAGAAATCAACATTATCACCCATGCGATCTATAGAACGAGAACGCGGAGGTGGTGCTGGCATGTCTTTAGGTCTGTTTAATTGTTCTTGTGTATAACCCATTGGTTGTTCTGGAGAATAACTTAAGCCTGGTGCAATAACTTGAGACATTGGCATACCGCCAGCTATAGAACGCGCATAATCAAAACCACTTGAATATGTTGGGTCAGAATAAGGTATTGTGTAGCTACCAAAATCATCTGGACCTAATTGTGGTCCTTGTTGTTGTTGTCGTATGTCTGCAATTTGACCAAGAAAAGAACCTCTGCCTTTACCAACATTATTTAAGTTAGCTATATTAGCAGAACCTAAACCTAAGTTACCGCCTAATAGTGAACTTATATTGCCTAATGCTGCTATATATTCTTTGGGATCTTCTGCTATTGCCATATTAACCTGTTATTAACTTGTCCATTTTTTCGTCTAGCTTGTCTAAACGGTCTATAACTCTGTCTATACTGATTGTTAATTCAACCTTAGTTACATAATCTTTTGCAACTTCTTCGCGAGTCTTATTGAGTAGTATATCAACTCTTTTTAATTCTGTCGCGTTGGTTCTTATGCTATGGACTATAGGAGCAAAGATTAAAGTAATGATTATATTCCAATACATCATTGGGTCCATGCTAATAACTCCAGATATGTGGTCTTGGGCGACCTTGTGAATCTTTGGATATATCTAGGTGTATAAACCTAGCATTACCCTTTTGGTTAACTCCTATACCAGTAAAACCATAGTCTTTAGCTTTAGATATAATCTCCAATGCTTGCTTGCCTCTAACACCTATATCAGCTGCTAGACCAACAGCATGTGTGCCTGGTTTTGATTTGTTTATTTCTACAGGATGATCTCCACATCTATAACCACTTGTTATCTTAAATGGAAAACCACAATCAGTTCTAAGCGCTTGTAGTTTGTCTATAAGCTCATGTTCTATTTTGTTTTCACCACAATGCTTACAAGCAAATTCTTCTAGTTTAAAGTTATCCCAACTCATCTAGCAACTCCTTTAGTTTTTTCAAATGTTCTAAGTCCGCCAAGTCCTAACATACCCATCAATACAGTCATCAGCGATCCCATGTCAAAGGATGGTAATACAAAAGATATTCCAAATGCTGAGAGTGCGAAGATAATAATAGGCTGAAGCAAAAAGTGATAAAGCAAAGCAATACCGCAAGTCCAACCCACAAATGGCCGCCAACCGCTAACAAATATAGACTTATGGCCAGCTTCAATTTTATTAATCTCCACTTGAGCCATATTTGCTTTATGTAGTTCTGTTTTAAGTTCATGGTTTAGTTTAGCCTGCAAGTCCTTGTCAGGAATCATTTTGTTTACTATGTCACTTACTGGACCTATTAGCTTGTCAATCATTTTTTATTTTTCTTTGTTTTCTTCTTTGGTGGTCTACCTACTTTACTTCCGTATGTTCCTTTTCCTTTTGGCATAATGTTTCCTCGTCTATTGTATATATCGATAGTTTTTGGCTTTTGCCTTTAACACTTATCGGTTTTAATAATTTTAACCTAAATTTACAATCTATGG